TTACCCTCGACATTGCCCCAGACGTTACCCCGAACACCGACTACATATAACTCGCCATCTCCGTCACGCTCAAAAGTTACCAGCTCTAATACTTCTTCTAAGGTTATATCACTCATCACTCACCCTCCTAATATCCTTTTTTAATTAAAAAGTTTTTTAACAAAGTTGCTTCTTCAGCTGTGAGGGCAATGCCATTAATCTCACCATGTTCGCAATTGTCTAGCGTTAGTATTACCTTGCCTTCGCCTTCAGGATCAGACAAAAAGAACTCAACAAATGTTTTGCCTTCTGAAACCAACCAGTAGCGACTGTTTTCAAATACTCTATCGCTCATCACTCACCCTCCTTTACTTCAAAGAGAATTTTTCTAGAATGCGATCAGCAACATCTTCATAATCTTCGGCGCTGATGCCGGGACTCTGAATTGTAGCGAAGTACGCGCCGCTGTATCGATCCATTTCCTGAGTAAACTCATCTAACAGTTTGATCAGTTGCAGTTTCTTCTCAGTGTTGGTGGTTTTGGTTTCATAATATGATTCGTTCATCACTCACTCTCCTCCAATAACTGAATAGCTTCCTCGCCTTTCCCTTCACGGATTAAGCGGATCGCTTTTTCTTTATTAGTTTCAACATACTGCCACTTGCGCCCGTTAATTGTGCCCCAGACATTGCCCCCGACATTGTCATAGACACTGCCCCAGACATCGCCCAAGACATGGCCACCGACATTGCCAACATTGCCCCGAACGTTACCCTCGACATTGCCACCGACATTGCCATGAACGCTGCCATGCACGTTACCGAATATACTGCCAACATTGCCTTGAATGTAACTACTTACATTACCACCAATGCCCCCTGAGACGTTGCCCCAGATGCTACAATTAACGTCTTGAACAACAAATTCACCGCTACTGTCGGTACGCTTAAAAGTTACCATCTTTAATACTTCTTTCATTGTTGGCTCTTTCATACTTCCTCCCAATCATTTGCGGCCAAGAACCGTGAACCGTGAGTAGTGGTCGCAGGTCTTTATTGCCGGTTTTTGGTTTTTGTTGCACCACCATTGCTGATTTTTGTGCGGTGTTGAGTGGTTACAGGTTTTGCAGTTTTTTGGTATTTCTGAGTCTGTGATCCAGCAGGCGTCGAAGCGGTCGCAGTATTTGCAGCTAAAGCTATCGGGCCAGTCGGCTACGCGTGTTTTGTAGCCGTTTTTGATAATCATCCGGGCTTTTTCCAGCAGCATTCTTCCAATGTCTGCTTGGTACGGCACCATCTCGACATGATAAGTCGAGGTGTTTTTGTTGTATGACACCATCATGGCTTCTTCGATTGAGCCGAGCGCCATCATGATTTGCATTTGGCTGTAGTACATTGGGTGGCTATTTTTGATGCCGCGTGCTTTAAAGAGGTTCCACTTTTTGTCATTCATGGTTTTGATTTCGAGCAGGATTGCGGGTCCTTTTTTGTCCCGCAGTATTCCGTCGGCGTGTGCTCGGAGGTGGCCACCCATGGCCAGCCACTCCCATTGCTCCCCGGTCTCCGGGTCTATTTCTCTGACAGCGTAGCCTGCCGCTTTGAGGTCGTTAACGATTTCTTCTTCGAGCACGTGCCCTAAACGAAATATTCGCAACGCGTTAGGCGGTGGCGTTTTGCCGGGAATGCCTCTCAGGGCCATTTGCAAATAGGCGGAGCATTCATGACCTATGTTACTGGCGCCTACATAGGATCGCTCTGGCCCGCGGTCCGTGGCGATCACAGCGTCGTCTAGTCGTTGTAGTGCGTCAATTGCGGTTGTCATGTTCTGTCCTTTTTTCCAATGCTTCCCGACAGGGGTTACAAATGTTTTCACCTCTTACATATGGGTGAGGTGGTTGGTAAAGGGTGTTTCTGCGGAACAGGGTTCCGCATTCAAAGCACGTAATTAAGGGCTGCTCAGTTGAGCTCATGTTTTAGTTCCCTAAATTTTTTGAGGTCTCTGACCGCGTCCCACGCGATGTGTTCGGGTTCGGCGCGGTCGTTGAATTTTTTTGACCGTAGCATGGCGACGAGGTAGCAGAGTTGCCAGAAGGTGGTATCGTCCATGCCGGTCACTTCTTCGGTAAAGTCCATTTCAACAAACTCGTCGTCGTGTTTATCGTAAGCCATAGGGCCTCCAGTAAGGTAATACAGCGATGCGGTCGTGTTCTTTTTGCCACACAACCTTTTTTTTCCGGATGCCGAGATTTTTTCTAAGCTCTTGAATTATTTCTAGTTTTACTTCGCGCAGTTGGTAACCGTCAAGCCGTGTTCCCCAAAAGCTTAGGTGGTAAGGCTGCGGCACGTCATCGGTTTTTTCGATGAAATACGTAATTTCTCCGTATTTTTCCGAATTAAAGTATTGGGTTTCTTGGTCGTTTATCATCATGATTTCTCCTCTTTCGCAGGTGGTTTAGCCCTGAGACCTAAATATCGCATACCTTAGTATACGTGGTCAACCTTTTTTTAAGCAAAAAAAAGCCCGCTCGGGAGGAACGGGCAAAAAAGGATAACATCATGAAATTCAAGGGGAGGAACCCTTAGATTTAATACTGAACCGTTTCTTCGCTGGAGTCAACGTCTTCGTTCAAAAAAGCGTAAAAGATATGGTCGCGCCACAAGCCCTTGATTTTCAAGCACTTTCTTAATAAACCCTCTGAAACAAACTGATTCTTCTCTAAAATCTTTTGGCTAGGCATGTTTTCTGGGCAGACTAAAGCCTCTATGCGGCGGTACTGCCCGGCTTGAACAAACATATGAACAAACTTCTGCATTGCTTCAGAGCCTATGCCCAGCCCTTGAAAAGGTTCGCCAACCCAATACGATATGCGAAAAGTTTTTTCTGTCCCGCCACGAGGCAATTGGACGCAGATAGAGCCTACGAACAGTCGCTGTCCAAACGGGTTTTTAACGCTCACCGCATAGTCCCACTTGGGATATGTTGTGTTTGAAGAAATGCGCTGCTCAAAAGACTGCGGGCTTAACTCGTCGCCGTCCCAAAGTGGCTCATATTCTTCTAGGGTTTCTCGGGACATCAGCTTTAAGGCCGCCCACTCGTCGTAATGCTTTCGGGACAAAGGCTCTATTTGAAGAGCAGACCATTCTTTGCCCGGATACTGGTCCAGCAAAAAATCTTGGTAAGCACCGTAAACATCGTAAGGGCAGCCAAAGTATGATTTACTTGACGACTTTTGCTTCGTTTGCTCTCTGCGCATCACGTTTAGCCTGTAGTAATGAATTCCATGCTTCAACAACGTCCATAGTAGTCACATCTACTTTGTTTTTGCTGTCCAATTGTCGCTGGGCCTTTTCCAAAGCCTCCTGCAACCGTTGTTCTATTAAGGTTTTCATCCTTTCTCCAACTCAATAGCTTTTTGTCGTTCTTGTTCACGCATCTCTAGGACCTTCTCCGCGATATATTCTTGGTCATTAGGAGACAGGTGGTCCAGTTTCCAATTCTCAAAGATGTATCGAAGTTGTCCGCTGATGGTTCTAGCTTCTACGTGTGCGATGACGATGATTTCTTCATACACGTCTCTCGGCACTAATATTGACTTCCATTTCGTTGTGTCCATAAGACCTCCTTGGTTTTGTAAGATTATATAGGACAGAGCTAATATTTCAAGCATCTATCTCTTTGATTTCGCCCCAGTTTGGCCCCATCTCAATATCACACTTACTTGGCACAGATAAAAGCACCGCATTAGTCATTACATCTGAAATAATTTTGGCTTCTTCCACGGTATCTACAGAGAAAACCAACTCGTCGTGAACCTGAAGCATGGGCGTTATGCCCCGGGTATACAGGTCTAACATGGCCTGCTTTGTCATATCCGCAGCGGACGCTTGAATCAAACGGTTGAGTGCCTTATAGGTGTAGGCTCTTCTCAGTGGAACCGTTGGCCCGTGGGCCGCGATTGCATCTTCTTTTTTCATGGCCTTATGCATGTCGTAGCTGACGGGTTCCCAGAGGTCGAAGCGACAGGCTCTGCCTTTTAGTGAGCGTAGTCTTCCGCTAGATCGTGGGTTTTCTAGGTGTCGCTGCACGGCTTGCATGAGTCCTCTGACGAAGGGCACTCGGTCGTGGTATTGCTTTGTTAGTGCCTTTGCTTCGTCTACTGATATATTTAATTGATCGCTAAGCTTGTTAACTCCCATTCCGTAGATCATACCGAGGTTGATGACCTTGGCTTGTTTACGGGGTATCTCGGCCATTTCCGATACCATGTTGTGGAAGTCCATGTCGGGGTTATTGTTGTAGGCGTTGACAAACTCTTCCACGCCTATAAAAGGTTGGTTACGGCTGTCCCCGTAGGCTTTTGCGTAATGCACCAAGATCCGTGGTTCTTGTTGCGAGAAGTCTATGGACGTCCATTGCTTTCCTTCTTCGGGCAGGAACAGTCCTCTGATCATGGGCCCGAATATTGGATCGCGAGCCGGTATTTGTTGCAGGTTGGGGTTGTTCATTGAGATTCTGCCAGAGACAGTACCGCCATCGTCTGATCGAATCTGGTTGATGTGGCTGTGAATGCGACCTTCTTTGGTGACGTGCTTCAATATTGAATCGATAAACGTGCCGCTGGTTTTGTTGATGTTTCGGGCGTGTGCTATGAGCCGTGGCAGTTCGTGATCGTGCGAGGTGATGAAGTCTTTTGTAAAACTTGGGGCACCTTTTTCTGTTCTGGGGAAGGGCAGCTTTAGTTTGTCGAAGGATTTAGCAATAGATTCCGCGGCCCATATCTCCACCTCAAAACCCGCTAAGTCTTTGATTTTCTTAAAGGTTTCTTTCTCTTCTCGCTTAAGCTGCTGTTTGGTCCGTTCTGCTTTATCGACGTCCACACGTACGCCGTTCCACGTCATGTCTACAAGGCAGGGCAACAACGCAGTTTCAAGCTCCCAGACCGTCATTAAATCTTCTTTGAGCAGCAACGTTTTAAAGTGGTTCCAGAGATCCAAAGTGATTTCTGCGTCTGTTTCAGCATAGGGCCCGACATACATTGCCGGCAGCTTCCACATTTCCCCCTTGGGATCTACGCCAAAATCCTGAGCAGCTTCCACTAAGGTTTTTTCACTTTTTGTTTTACCCAAGTATTCGTAACACAAGGCGTTGAGGCTGTAGCTGAAGCGGTTTTCGTCAAGCAAGCTTGCGGTCACCATGGTGTCGATGATCCGACCGTTGACCGTGAAGCCCATGCGCTTTATCCAACCAAGGTCATATTGAGCGTTGTGCATAATTTTGTCAGCGGGGCATTCGAATACTTTCTTGAGCCACTTGTTGACAATCCTCTCATCAAGGTTGCCTCCACCCATGTGTCTGATCGGGATGTAGCATTTCCAACCGTCTACGGCCACCGCGTAACCAACTACGTGACCATCCCCACGAGCCCATCCCGGGCCGTGTACTTTCAAGTTAGGGTCTTTGGTCTCAACGTCGATGGCAATTTGGGATGCTCCGGTAATGTCCGGCAAATCCGCGGGGGGAACCCACTCTGATTTGGGCGGGAACATCGCCATCTGAAGTTTTCCGTTCATGACACTTTCCTTTCTCTACCAATGGTTTTTTCAAAAAGCTTACAGACACGGCAGTACCAGCCTACCCGGACATTCTCTTCCGCGTTAATGACCTCTTCGGCCTTATGTTGGCATTTAGAGCAAAGCACGTGCCGTAAGTTTTTTTGATCCTGTGAAGCTTCCCATCTTTCTCGCTGTTCTTTATTCATAAGTCATATGCTCTCGAGTAGTCATCGGGTTCAAAAATAAAGAGATTTTGTTTTGCACGCGTTACCCCCACGTAAAACACGCGATGCAAGTCATCGCTCATACCTTCCATTGCCGAGTTAGAGAGGTCCGTGAGCAGCGCTACGTTATCCGCTTCTCCGCCTTTTGTGCCGTGGATCGTGGACAGTTTAATACGGGGCGTGGCGTTAAACTTTTCGCCACGTCGGAGTAGTGCCGTGATATAGGCCCTGTCCATGTCTCCTATTTTATCCATTGCCTCACTCCAGATCATATCTTTTGTGGCCAACAGGCCGTGATACTTCTGCAAGGATTCGAGGGTAAACAACTCATCTTCCGCGGCTTTAATCGTTTTTTTTCCTCGGGCGATTCGAAGGCCGTTCCCGGACATTAAAGAATAGATTGCCTGCGCGGTGTGTAGCGTAATGGCATGACCTTTACGCATTCTTTCCCAGCCGTTCACGGCTTCGGTCAGTTTATCAGAAATGGATCGGTGTCCGTTGCGTTCGTACAGGTAGCCCATTGACCGCAAATCCTGTGTGATCGGGCTGAGCATGTAGTTGGCTTGGGCCATGATGAGCCACGAGCCGTGGGCCATGTCGAGTTGATTAACGGTAGACACCCGGGACACGGACCCGCGTTCTGCTCTGGGGTTGTACGTTTTTGGGTATCGTTTGAGAATTCTTGATGTGATGCGCTCTGCCAGCTCGTGTACTTCCAAAGGGATTCGATAGGAAGTTTCAAGCACTTCGGCGCCGCAGTCTAGGTCAATAAAGTAGTCAGGGTCTGCCCCGGCCCACCGGTAGATGGCTTGGTCGTCATCGCCT